AAGTTTGCGTTGAGTGCAGGGGTGTAATCGAGAACACCAGCCATGGTCAGTGCAGAAGCAACGTCTGCAGAACACATGATGATGTTGCCCTTTCCTCTACGAGTTCTTTGTGCGATTGCGTTCGCATCTCTCTCGATTTGGAACAGAAGACCCTTGAACTTCTCAACACTCCAACGTCCGTTAGAGTCGATGTCGAGGTCGAACTCACCAGCAGTTGCGGTGTTGGAAACAGCACCTTGCTCAGCAACCTTATAGATGGTTCTGATGACTTCTCTGTTGATTTCCGCAAGGATCTCAGTTGAGAGAATGTTAGCAAGTTCTGCTTCGGCATTCAGACCGTGAATTGCCTTCAGGTCTTGTGCCAGTTCTAAGGAGTACTCTGCCTTCAGTGCTCTGGACTTCGCAGTAACGGTGACTTTCTCGATCGAGAATGCCATCTGGTTGAAGGCATCATTACCGGTGCCATCAAGAGATTCTGCGTCGTCTGTACGCATACCACCACCAACGTTGTATGCGGTGGAAGTTGCAGTACCAACGGGGTTCAGAACAGAAGGATTGGTTCCTGCCTGAGTGTTAGTACCAATACCTGCGTCTGCGTCTGCGAAACCGTTGGTGAGGTCGGATCCCTTATCCTGACCAGAGAATGCCGAGTCTACTTCGTTGTAGAAGGTCTCAGTGCCACTCTGGTTAGTGTAGCGGGAACGCATTGCAAAGATCAGTCCGGTAGGACCAGACATTGGTTGAACACCTGCGAGGTCATATGCGACCAAGTTAGGCATAGAACGTCTGATCAAGGAGATCAGAACAGGGTCGAAACCTGCGGTAGGACCTGCAGCAGCAGAGGATCCGGTGAAACCACCGTTACCGACTTGGTTTGTGGGTTGCTCAGCAAGCATACCACCTTCGTTGAAGGCAGATTGCTCACGGAGGAATTTCTCTTGGTTTTCGAGCAGGACAGCGGTTACGGCTCTACGATGAGAATCTTTGATTTCTTCGCATCCTTCAGCATTAAGAAGGGGTGCCCACTTTTCCTGCAACTGTTCGGATTGGAACATTTGCTTTTTACCTATAAAAGTTTAGTGTTTGTTAATGTTAAATTCAGTTTTGCTTGCCAAAAGAACCCAGGGTTCTGAGATAAGCAGTCATGGAATCAGAGTAGGACTCAGTTCCAGAATGATCTACTCCCTCAGAGAGGGTTTCAGATTTAGCAGAGGAAGACTGTGACTTAGAGGAGAAATATGACTCCTTAAGTGTCTCCAGCTTTTCACGATATTCTGTTTCACTTTCAAACTCTACACTTTCGGAAAGTGAGGCGAGTTTCTCCTTCTGCGTCTGTGCAAGACCTTCGGATACTTGATCTAAGATTCCATCAGCAACTGACTCTGCGAGTCTCTTGTTGAGGGAGATATTTCTTTCGATCTGCTCGTTGAGTTTTGTCTCCATATCATCAAGTTTTTCTACCATGCTCTCAAGCACATCATATTTTTCTTCAGGGATTGATACATAATGTTCTTCAAAAAGACCCTTCATTCCTTCAAGGAATGATTCGGTCATTTCGGTCTTAAGACCAGCTTCAACTGCGAGTGCGTTCTCTTCAAACCACTCGTCAGCAACATACTCAAGATAAGAATCAACACGTTCTGCGAGTGATTCTTTTGCTGCTTCGATTTCCTCAGACAGCTTCTCTTGATATTGTGCTTCCAGACCTTCTTTAATTTCAGCAACCTTAGCATTGATTGCTGCTTCAAAGATGGTCTTTGCTTTTTCTTTAAATTCTTCGGAAAGTTCTTCACCACCGAGGAGAGCATTAACGTCTTCTTCGACGTTATACTCAACAGTTTCTTCTGCTTCAGCAACTACTTCATCAGTAGTAACTTCTTCCTCTTCAATGGTCTCTTCAGTAGAGAGTTCTTCTTCTTCCTTCATGCCTTTCATTGGATCTGCTGCTTTTGCTCCTTTGTTTACAACATCCTTAACTTGCTTAAGAGTGCCACCAGGGGTCTTAAGTTTCGCAGAATCGTCATCAGGCTTATAGTTCTCGGGGGTGGGACCACCAAGATCTTCTACACCTGCTAACTGAGTACCAGGATCTGCCATTGTGGGCATGGGATCAGCAGCTTTTGCTCCAGCATTTACAGCAGTTCTGGATTGCTTAGTGCCTGCTTCCATTTCCTGTAAATTTTTGTCACTAGACATTTGAACTCTCCGTTTTCCGTTATTTAAAACTATATTTATTTATAAATTAATAAACTTTATCAATACTTCAAAGATTGTTGAGAAAATCGTTAAAAAGATCTAACTTTTTCTCATCAAGTTGTTTTTGAGTTACAAGGGTATTGATTTCTTTGTATGTTTTTGCTGCATACTTTTCACGAAGGATTCCTCCATCCCATACCCACTCTTTACCTTCCATAATTCCCTCAACAAATGCATCGGGTGCAGAAGGATCAGCAACGATATCAGCAGCAGTTGCCAACATAAAGTCGTCACCAACAATGTTGACACCTTCACGAGTCATTTTCAATGAACCAATTCCTCTAGAGGAAACCCCAAGTTTGACTCCTTCTTCAATTAGAGAAGATGCAATCTTACCCATTGGGGTATTCAAGATCTTTGCTTTACCAACAAAATTAGAACCAGATTCTTTTAGAGAAACAATTTTGTGGGAAACACGATCAAGGTTGACGGTTGGACCATCGGGATGACCGAGTTCACCAAGTGCTCTGCCTGACTGAACATGATTTTCATTATATCTAGAAACTTCCTTACGGAGAGTTTCCATGGGATACATACGACCATTACGGTTTTTAATATTTCCCTGAAGGAAGACTCCTTCGATATACATTGATTTCTTGCCGTTCTTTTGTTCGACAAGAAATTCTACTGATTCAATTTCTTCTCTAATAAGTTTCATTATGCTGCTCCTGTAACTTGAACTTGTTGGATATAAAGTGTGCCGGATCCAGAATCAGTTCTCGCAGCAACCATTAACGAACCTCTTAATTCTGCATATGCTGGATTAAATGCATCACTCACTGATGATGAATCGTGATCAACAGTAATTCTTGTGCTGAAATATCCACTAACTCCAGCACTAGTATCAACAGATGATACAATTTTATGCTCAAAATCAAAATCTGATTGACCAGTTACCGTAAGGGTGACTGCATCACCAACAGCAAATGGTGAACCAGTTCCTTCTGGAAAATCGATAGTGGTTGCGGTGCCAACAGTTACATTTACAACTCTCTGAGACGATGGTCTTCCGAGTGAAAGTATTGCTTCTCCACCACTTGGAATATAGTAACTAGTGGTATATCCAGTAGGAAAGGTGCCAATAGCAACATGATGACCTTGTGATTTAGCAACAAATCTCAGTGAGTCACTTTGATGTACAATAGCACCCGTTCTAGCGGAGGTTCCGCTAGTGCTTAAGGTAGTAACAGTACCTATACCTTGATGGACAGCCATTATAGTCTAATGTTCATTTAGTAGTTATTTATAATTACTCTTGCTCAGAAGTATCTTCGTCTTCTACTTCAACAGTATCTTGTCCAGTAAAAACAGAATTTGCTACCATTGGACGAAATGTGTCAACTCTTTCCGATGACTTTGCAAAAAGTAAATCTTTGATTTTGTCACTGATTTGGGAAGGTGATTCATCAGCTACAATCATATCTAAAAGTTCTTCCATTAAATTTTAAAATAAACGGTGAAATTATTTATATTTCCCCACCCTTGGGAAGTTCTGGTGCTTCTGTTGCAGATCCGTCTGCTTCGGGTTCCATTTGAGGTTTTCCGAGATCCATACTTGCTGCACTATCTAAAGGCATACCAGTTTCTGGATCTACTGTTGCAGGATCTGGAATTACACCATCTTTGATTTCTTTTTCAATCAATTTATCCTGCTCAATAATCTCCATATCTGTTTGACGCAAAATCTTACGACGAACATAATCTTGAGAATAGTACTTACCAATATAT